TTCCTGACGTTGTTGTCTCATCGCATCTACTTCACGTTGAGATTTCAATGTTGTTTTTGGTACACCCAAACTATCGGTAATGTGTCGAACTAATCCATCTGGGTCAATATGGTCACCTACAGGCAATGCTTGTGCCAATGGCATCAATATCTCCAATGCCTTCATGGTATTGTTTAGACTGCTTGACTTTTGTGCCATAGCTAATGGCGATACATATTCAATATCAATATCTCTTCCTTGAATAATATCTGGTGCTTGTTGCAGCATATCGGCTCGTAACATGAGCGCAAACACACGGTCTATTAACGGACGCAACATTTCCTGCATCAGTCTTCCAAGAACAGGACCAATGACTCGCATACGCTCTTCCTGTCTTTGAATCACTTCGGTAGCTGTCATGTTTGGAGAACCACCAACCAGTATTTGGTCTACATAAAAGGCAGAGCGAATCGCTTGTCTTCTTTGTTCTTCCATACTCAAACCAACATTGGTATTGCTACCTGTATTCAAAGGCGTAATCGTATCTCGTGTACCAGAGCGATAAAAGTTCAAACCACCAGGCTGTGTTCTGACAGGCAACATAAAGCCATCATCAGGTACAAGCAACGGGGGGTCGATTTGTTTTTGCGCTGCTTGAATAATTGTTTTGCTCATGAGATTCAGCATTTTTACATCTGGCAATGCAATCATCGCTGGAGAACGCCCCATGATTTCACCTGTGCTTTTTAGAAATCTGGGTACGATAAACGGCATTTCTTCAAAGCCACCTTCGGACAACACCATTTTTGTTTTATTGCATACATACACCGAAGCAAATGGCATATTTATATTATCACGTTTAGTTATATCTCGTGTCATACGAGGGGTAACAATGTGCAATATTTCTACGGACTCTTCTGGATTCTTTTTAAATACTTTGAGAATATGCTCTCCGACATTCTCCTCACCAAATCTTTGTACTGCTGCTTTGGCAGACGATTCATACTTTCGATAGACGGTATCTACCATCCCATGTAAATCTTCTTGTATGTAAAACTCGGAGATGTGCCGTGTGGAACAACGAAGCTGATTGTCTTCCCCCATTTCAATAAACATACAGCCTGTACCAAACACAACCAAATCAACATACAATTCATGCACTTCGGTTTCAAAGTTTGATTGATTGAATAGTCGCATCATTCGCATGGACGTATCTTGCAACCATTCTCGTACATCATCATCACGGTTTATATCGGTATCTTTGACATCCAGATGAAACCAAGGCGATGCACCGCTCGTCAGCATACCATGCAAAGACGAAGCGAGTAAATCAACGGCTTGCAACGCTGTGCCATCGAATATTTGTTCCATGCGCTTTTCGCCTTTGGAACGCTGTTTTACAATCTCTGCTTTTCTGGGAAGCATGAAGTCAGCAAGTTCTTGGTAGTGCGTGTTCCATGTATCACGCTGGTCTTCTACATAATCAAACCGCTTGAGTAATGCTTTTAATTCTTCATCAATCATTTTATCATCGTATTACGTGTACCAGTATCCTGATTCAGTAATCCTGCAACAATGGTAGAACCTCTGCCAACTCGCCCTGCTCGTTGTCTTCTTACCCCTTCTTCAGCAAGTGCTGCGCCTAATTCCATATCTGGTTCTTCTGGAACTGGTGCAGGTTGTGGCGGTGGTGGCATACGAGGTGGGCTAAAAAAACTCATTTACTTTCTCCTTACATGGCAAAAGGATTATATTCATTGACAGCAACGGTTTGTGGTGGTCGTACCATTCGTGTTCTTTGCTCTAGACCAGTTGCCAAATATCGAAACGCATCGGCTGCATGAGATGTGTAATCATGTCGTGGATGGTCACGAAATACTTTCTTCTTATCATCCCACTCTTGTCGGTACTGTCGTAACATATCTAAACCATCCTGTGTTTTATCTCTATCAAAAAAACACTTCGGTAGCAACATCCTTGTTGCATTGATACCATCTGCTACTTTCATGCGAGGTACTACCTTAAACCTGATACCCAGCGATAAAGCCGTTTCCAAACGCGATTTACCAGACCCAAGTTCTCTGACTTCGATGTCGTGAGGTGCGAGGTGGTCACCGTAAAAGAAGTCTTTCCGGTTAAGAACTTCCGCATAATGGTCGAGACCGACTCCACTATTCTCGTAATAATCAATAATATGTACCGCACCCCCACGATACGTCTGAGCAAACCAAATAGCAGTCGCATCATTCACTCCTAAATCCCAGGCTGTATGCACAGGCATTGAAGGGTCATAGGGTACTTTTGTTACTCTATCACTCTCTTCTGCTTCTGCAATTAACTTCCCATAATAAGCACCAATAATACTGGCTGTAAAGGAACATTCATACTCCTGGTCAAACTGCTCTTCTGTCATTTGCTGTTTGGCCGCTTTTAACTCTTCATCCTTTACAATACCACTCTCAGATGCCTTTACCGTCTTCCAATACCACTTATCCGAGCCTTCTTCACATTCATTCTTTGCCTGTTGAAGCAAATCAAAAAAATGATTATGACCAGCAGGAGTTCCCAAAAATACAGCCGCCCCCTCTCTGTCAGACAAGGCTGGTCGTACTACCTCCCCCCATACTCTTGGATTCTGCATTCCATATTCATCAAAGATAGCTAAGTCTAAATAAATACCTCTTAGGGCATCTGGATTCTCGGCAGACAATAACATCAGTCTTGCACCATTGGGAAAATCAACCCTTAACTCCGTTTCATTAAAAGCTACGCCTGGTATCACACTTGCATAATATTTAACATAATCCCACGCAATTCTCTTAGCTTGCGTAAAAGTAGGCGCAATAAAAGCAACCCTTGGTCTGGGCAACGGACAGGTCAAACATTCTTTAATTAAATGATTAATTGCAAAAACAGTCTTGCCAAAACGTCTGTGCATGACTAAAACATTCCAGCGTCTTAGGTTGTTGTGCATTTCAGCCTGAGACGCACGAGGTTTATACGGTATCGTTACCTGTGCCATCTGTCATCCAAGCAATGTTAATCTCAGTATCTCCATTCTTCAACTGCATCATGGCTTTTGAAGTATCACCAAACTCTTCTGGATTACACTTAGACTCCAACCATCTACTATGCACACCCATCTCCTTCAAAGCTATTACATCCACTTTAGCCGTACCAACAACAGCCCCAACCAGTAACTTCTCATAGTCACTCCTAAACTCAGAAGAATAACTACTCCTAGCTAACTGATATGCTTCCTTCAAATCCTGATTATCATTCAAATACTTGTAAAAGGTAAACCTACTTATACCCATACCCTTACATATACTCGTAACCGTTATCCCATCCGATATCATCTTCAAGATAATATCTTCCTTCTTAGCTAACTTCCTCTTAGGCATAGTTACTCCTGAGTGTGTGTTGGATAGTATTGATTAACACATATATAGAGAGGTAGCGCAGGTCGGGGTGCATAGGTCTAAAACAGACCCCCGGCAGGTCTAGACTATAGATTGTGTATGATGTTGTTAGGTCTGTCTGTTTAGAAAAATATAAAATCCAGCACATAAAAAAACTTAAATCCAATTCAGACAATAAAAACCTATAAGCTACCTTATCTTAGGTTATCCTAATAACTATCATATATAATGTTGACAGACAATATATATATCTAATTTATATTACTGTAAAAATATTTTACTAAAAGTGTTGACAATATGTTTTCAATGAATTATCTATTGTAAAATAACTTTACATAAAAGGAATAAGACAATGATAAAAACTATTTTAGATTTAATTATATTACTAGCAATCTTTATTATTTTAGCTGCAATCGTTTGGAATGTTTCACCGGGTTTTATGTTGATTTACGTAATAATAGGACTGCCAACGATATTGCATTTTTACATTAAAATAATTTAAAGCAATGAAAGGATTAAGACAATGACAAAAACAGAATTTTATATTTTATGCGGTGAACTTCTAATTGATGTTGATGTAGCATTATCTGACGATAATGTTGAAGCAATGTTGATTAGTCGTGAAGATGAAGAGCTTAGAGAATACTTAAAGAATGAATTTTAATTAAAAGGATATAATACAATGAAAGATATACATTTACTTATCGGTGGTTCTATTACCATTCTTGGATGGATGCTAGGCCTATACGTTTTAACAGTAATATAATAAGGATGCAATACAATGTATAAAAACGTATCAAATTATGACATTGCTACCGATATTTATATGAAAATAATGGCCGCAAAAACTACCGTTAAAAATGGTAAAATTTATTATGACCATAAACAAGAACACATAGATATTTCACAGATAGTAGAATATTTATTTTTTCACAAACTTAATGATAAAACAGAAATTCTTGATGCTCCAAGAAAACGATTTATGTAAAAACAATGAAAGGATTAAAGACAATGACAACATTGACAAGCAATAAAACAATCAAATCGATTGTGCATTTAGAAACAACAGCTGAGTACTATTGCGCTAAAAATAGCAAGAGACAACGCGACTTGTTGAGTGACGCCTATCAGTTAAGAATGCAACAAGAACCGCCAGAAACACGCAAGCTTCACCAATTAAAATATGTTTTGCGTGTTAGAAACGATTAATTTTAAAACAATGAAAGGAGATAATACAATGAGACAATATCCAATCTGGAACAATGTAACAGCTTGCATTTATCAATCTAATAAAAGTTATGGCGTAAAAGAATGCGGAGAAGTTGAAGTAAAGGTCGGCACATCTCGCAGTAATAGTCACACGTTTGTAAATCATAGAACCACTCATAGATTGCTTGAAAATGGAGACAGGGAATACAGATTTTATCTAGATAATAAATGCATTAAACGTGCCGTACTTCCTAAAAATAAATACGAATTAGAATTTAAAGATTTGGAGGTTTAAACAATGAAAAAATCTATTTCAAATTATAACTGGTGTAATGAAATTATGGATATAGCATCAAACTATTTCCCATTCAAACCCAAAATACAAATAGAAGAAATAATATATTTTGGATATAGGCAAGGGTACAAGGTGTATATAGACGGCAAAAAATACCCAAGAACAAACGGTTTTCATTATTCATATATGACACCGTTTCACGCTGTCAAAAGTGCTATAACAAACGGTCATAAATCCTAGTGTTTATGATTGCCCTAGTAACCTATAGCTAGGGCAACGATAAGCATCTAGTACGTGCTTAAAACGCCAACAATGGCATAACAAAAAGAAAAGGAAAGACAATGGCAAAACAATGGTTTGAAATATGGTTCAATGACGGTGTTCGT